TCGACAGCTCGGCCGATACCCACTGGCGCCACTTCGGCAGACCCATGGGCTTGCACCGGGCGCGCATCTTGTCCGCGATTGCGAGAGCAAGCGCTTCCGCATTGGCCTTGGCAGTCAGGCCTTCCGCTGTTAATCCACGCCTCGCCGCAGAGGAAGTCATTCACCAGCCACCTCCGGCGCGAAGTTCATGTGCCTCTCTGTCTCGAACGAAACGTCTACGCCGGCAACTGTGCGAGGGTCGCGTACTTGGTGAGCCGGGCAAGGCCATCGCAGAGAGCCGTCGCCGCTTGGGCAGGTGCACTGCATGGAGCGGCTTTGCTCCACCATGTCCAGCGCAGCAACCACGGAAGGAGCATCGACGCGTTCACCGGACGGCATCTCTACGGTTACGGCTGAGCCGGTATTGCGGATGATGTGGCCGTTCATTGGCTCGCTTCCTTCTCTTTCAGTTCGGTGACTTTCAGGTCTGCCCATGCGGCCACCAGAGGAGCCAGGATTGCGACAAGAACCATTGATGCGATCTCTAGCCAGCTCATTGCGGCTTCCTTGTGGCTCTGTTGTTTGCGATCAGGGGGATCTGGCCGGGCGCCAGGTGCCAGTCGGCAATCAGCTGGCAGCGGCCATTGGTGCATTTGCGAGCGTTTAGGCTCCGCAGGTCAGTCATGGGAGATCCGCAGTCAGGGCAGGCGCGGCCGGTAGGGGTGTCGGTCATGCTGCAGCGCTCCCCTCAACCAGCTGACGAACCAGCTCGAGCAGCGTCTCCTCTGTCCCGAACCGCTCGATAAACGCGCGCTTTTCCAGGTGAATGCTTGGCACGGCCGGGTGATGAGTGCCACGGTGATGCGCCGGGCAGAGTGGGATGCCGTCCATATGGCTTGCACGCTGACCTTTGCCGCGACCGGCGCGCGGGTGATGGATCTCGGCCGGCGTGCCCGGCGTGCCTTGCATGTAGCAAGCGACACAGCCCAGCGCGGCGACTCGGGAAAGATGCGCTTTCTCGGCCTTGGTCATGCTGCGGCCTCCCACTGCTCGGGCATCTCGTCCTTGGGCTCGCGCCACGCCACGCCACGCTCGGCGCCGAACGAGTACATGAACTCGATCAGGTCACCCATTTCCGCTACGGTCATGCGGCGGGTCGATACGCCAAGCATCACGACGCCACCGCCAATGCCGGCAGCCATGCGGATCTCCTGGCGGCACGCAGCGGTCATAAGGGCTTTCCAGTCTTCGGCGTCCAGGCGCTGCATAACGCCGTTTACGGGCCACTCAACCTGACGGGCTATGTCTGCCAGCATCGACCAGAGCTTTGCGTTCTGGAGCAGCGTGCGGCGGCTCTTGACCGGGCGTACGATGATCTCCACGGCTTGATCTGCAGCCAGCTCGAAGGCGAACAGATAGGCCAGCTTGAACACGTCGCGGACCCGGTTGCGGCCAGCGGTCCAGAAGTGGCGCGGCTTATGGATCACTTCACCCATTGGCCACCTCCCGCAGAAGATCCAGCTTCGCCCGCAGCTCGATAAGCTCTACGGCTTGATCGCGGTACACCTCAATGTGCCTTGCGTGCTGGGCGCGCAGCTGCTCGTTCTCCAGTTCCAGGCGGCGCAGCTTCGCCTTTTCGAGTACGGTCATACGGGAATCAGCCACGGCGGCGCGCCTCCATCTGGTCGTGGTCGTCCTGGCATTCCTTGCAGCGAACGGCGTTGCTCACGGCATCGCGACGCTCTTTCGGGATGTCATCACCACAATCCAGGCAGTCAGGACGGCCATCACCTTTCAGCCGCTCCCGCACAGCAGCAACGCCGTGCATCTCGCTAAGCATCTGTTGAGCGCTGGCCTTGTCGGCTGGATCGGGAGCTGTGCGGGCCTGCTCGAAGGCTTCGGCCATTTCTGCAAAATCACTCATCGCTTCGCCCCCAAAGCGCGCTTCACCGCGCCATCCATCTGCACAAGTCGGTAGTCGTTGCCGCGCTTCATGCGCACGACGGTGTTTTCTTCCTGATCCACTGCGAAGCCATCGGCCTTGAGCTGGTCGACGATTACTCGCTGGTGAAGGGTCATTGAGCGGGAGCGGTTCATGCCTTCACCTCGCGGGACTGTTGGCGCTCTGGCTGGAAGTCGCCACGCAGAGGCATGAGATAGCGCTCCGGAACGTAGAGTGGCGTCACGCCGTCATCCGTGACCCACCATGCATTGCAGCCAGCCTCGTAGGTCGTCCGGTCGTATTCGAATAACGAGCCGGCAGGAATCCGCTCTAGAAGCTCTACTTGCTGGTAGGCCAAAAGTAAGCCGTCAAAATCCTTGGTCGTCAGCGCCAGATCGCCCGGCTTGAATTGGTTGTTCATGCGGCCACCTTCTGACTGCGCCACACCGAAGCGCGATGGGCGAATAGGCCAAGCGCATGCTCAGCCGGGCTTTTTGTGCGGTGCTGTTCGGACTTGGCGACGTTGATTGGCGCGTGGGTTTCGCGCTTGTAACGCTCGAGCTGTTCGCGCGACTGCATTCCCTGGATAAGCTCGACCAGAGCATCGCCAAGCAGGACGCAAGACGGCCGCTCGCGGCGGTGTCCGGCGCGCAGGTAGGCGGCGTAGGTTTGGCTGTCGAGATGCTGCCGGACGATGTCTCCGAGCTCTGCAGTCGAGTAGGCGACCCGGTGTCCCTGCGGTTCGTAGCTGACGATTCCGTGATAGAGCTCGCCGCCAATGATCTCCATGTCGCCGTAGCCGAACAGCACCGGGCAGCCAGTCTTGATCTCGACGTCGCAAGCCTTCTCTTTCTCGATCTCAGAGGGAGATGCGCCCTTGACTTCCAGGTACACGCCAGCGGCAGGAATGAAGAAGTCCGGCACGTACCAGCCGTGACGAGTGGTGAAAACTTCGGGCTCGTAAACCCAGCCGATCGACAGGGCATCCATGATCGAAGCCCAACGCGTTTCGGAGTGCGAGCGCATTTCGTAGCCGCAGTGACGGAAGATGGTCTGCTTGCTGCTCATCACCAGTCCTCCTTGGCTTCGGCTTCCGGCCGGCAGTAGCTGGCCAGGGGAACAAAGCGGGATTTCTCACCCTGGAAGGCTGTCAGGACCGTGCCAATCTTTCCGTCCCGGTTCTTGCGGATCAGGATCTCGCCGATGCCGGCGTCTTGAGTGTTCGGGTGATATACCTCGTCGCGGTAGACAAACATCACGATATCCGCGTCTTGCTCGATGGCGCCTGATTCACGAAGATCAGAGAGCACCGGGCGCTTGTCCGGGCGGGATTCACAGCTGCGGTTCAATTGCGAGAGAACCATGACTGGGCAGCCAATCTCACGGGCCAACAACTTGATCTGGCGAGACATGGCGGTCACGTCCTCGACGCGGTTGCTGCCGTCACCTTCCACAAGGCCCAGGTAGTCGATAACGATCAGCGCCATCCCGCCCATGCGGTGCTTCTGCCGGCGCGCAATCGAGCGAATGCGGGGCATAGTCATCACCGGGACATCCGATACAGTGATCGGGGCATCGCGCAGCTTCAACGCCGCGGCTGCGAGCTCCATCGGGCTCTGATGAGTGCAGGTGCCGTCCTTCAGACTTGGCAGCGGAATGCCGCCGACCGCAGCAAGAAGGCGGTCCATCAGCTGCTCTTTGCTCATCTCGAGAGAGATCACGAGGACAGGCTTGCCCTGCTCTACCGCGACTTCTGCAGCGATGTTCATCGCAAAAGTGGTCTTGCCCATGGCGGGGCGGCCAGCGACCACGATCATCTGCCCGGCCTTCATGCCTTGAACGTTGACGTCCAGATCAGGGATTCCAGTGGACAGGCCGTCGATCGTCACGCCCGCGACGCTACGGTCGTGCCGCGCCTGCAGAATCTCAATGTGGCTGGCTAGGATGTCGCCGACCATTTGGCATTCGCCATCAGAGCCGGAGATATCCAAACCGAGGGCCAGGGCCTGAGCCTGCGCGATCTTGTCCTCTACGCTGGCCTGCTCGTGCGCAACCTCAGTGATGCGCGCACCGGCGTCGGCGATCTGGCGAGCGATGGCGCGGTCGCGAACAATGGCGGCATAGGTCCTGGCGTTTGCGGCACTCGGCGTGTTGCGCTGAATCTCAGCCGCGTAGACCAGAGTCATCAGATCGTTCGATAGCGTTTCGCGGCGATCGGCCAGAGTGATGACATCGACCGGCTTGCCTTCGTCGTGAAGAGCCAGGATCAGACGGTACAGGTCCGCGTTCTCCGGATAGGCGAAGGCGTCAGCTGAGAGCCCTTCCGAGATGACGTCGATCAGGTGAGGCTGGATCAACATCGCGCCCAGTACGCCGTGCTCTGCTTCGAGGCTATGGAGCTCGATCATGCTTGCTCCTCCAGCTGGCGGAACACGGCACGCGAGCAGATGATCTCCAAGCGCGGGGCAACGTTGGCGCCGCGGAAGTAGACCTGGCTCATGCGGTTGGCCTTGTCGAAGATGGTCTTCCAGAACTGGCTGTTCTGGTGTCCCTCGGCCTCAGCCCAGCGCTCGACGATCAGGCTGCGTAGGGTCTTGTCAGACTCGACGGCAACCTTCGCCAGGGTCGGGCAGATGCGGTGGTACAGGTCGATGATCTTGTCGACAGGCACGCCAGCCTCGGACACACCGTTGGGGTTGCGCTTGAACTCACGGCCAAGCCAGTTGACCAGGAAGCGGCGCCAGTCCTTCTTCGGCTTGCTGCCACTGGCCCAAGCTGCGGCCCGCTTGATTTCAGCCTCGACGTCGATCGGGGCGTATGCGGTAGCCCATTTGGTAATCAGGTCGGAGCTGACTTCGAAGTCTTCGCCGTTGAACGAAACCCCAGTGGTTTTTTCAATCGGGGTGATGTCGCCCCCTTGGGGGGCAGTAATCTGTTCCGTAGGAACAGTTACTAGGGGTTCTTTCTTTGTATAAAGAAGGGAAGTTGCCGTTTTGGTCTCACTCGCATCAGTGACCAGTGAGACTATTTGGGCTGAGTGAGACGTTTTGGTCTCACTGAGACATGCCTTCTTCTCTTCGTAGAAGGACCATTCTTTCGAAGGGGAAACCCCCAGCTCTCCACGGCTACCACCAACACGGAAGATGACCCGGCGCTCAAGGAGATGGCTGATCGCCTTCGATACAACGTCACGGCGCATATTGGTAAGTTTGCCGATCTCGTCAGCAGAGAGACGCTTGCTCTCGACTTGGTATCCGATGGTCTGGCGAGCGATAGCCATCACGACGCGGAACTCACGAGCTGGCAGATCAACTGCAGCCAGAGCCTCCATGATGCTGTTGTCCATCCGGGTAAACCCCCGCTGGGTGTTGCTTATGTGAATCACGTTGTCCATAATCTCTCTCGCAAGTAGTACTGCTGTTGAAGAAGCCACCCTCGTCCGGTGGCTTTTTTATTGGTCCTTTTCAGGCCCCCGCTTCCTTGCCCTGATTAGGGCTAGGTCTGTTACTTCTGCTGTTACCACCCGGCTCTTAATGACCTTATGGTTCTCTGCGATCATCTTCAGGATCTCTCCTGCCGCGTCCTCGACTGACTGGTTCAGGCCGCTAGCCATCTCTCTCAGTAACCTCCGTTCCTCATCGTCAAACTCCCCTAGATCAATCAGCTCACCCACAAACTTCCCCTGCTCAGTGCCTCTAAACGGCGGTACGCTGCTCGGTAGTGGCAGACTGCCCCTTGGCCTCGCGTATGAACTCTTTAATCAGGTGGCGGGCTAACACGGCTGGCTGCATACGCATCTGGTTGGCTAACTTCCGGAACTCGCTGTCGTCGTAGTAATCCAGGCGGGCTTTAACGATCTGTTCTTTCTTGTGGCGGGGGTTGTCATACATGGCGAGGAAACTCCTTATCTCTTCGTGGTTAGGGTTACGCTGCTTTGCGGGACGCGGAACGAATGGCCTTTTTGTGCAGGCGCTCAATCTCTTTGCCTATCTCGTACCGAACAGACGTACCCTTGATGGCGCGGTTGATGTTCGGCTGGCTAGTCCCGCTAGCCTCGGCAATTTGCCGCTGTGAGTAGCCCAGACTGGCCAACTCACAGAGCATCTGTTGGATGGTCATTTGATACGATACCAATCAGGTTATGTATGACCGATGATACGCAAACGCATGACTTAGAGCAATACAATCTCGATATACAAAACCGTATCGGGGATGAGATGAATATTGCCTCGCGTCTTGCAGGCTTGATGAAGGCTAGGGGTTGGTCAGAGGGGGAACTTTGGCGCCAGTCTTCCGTCCCGCAACCAACAATTAACCGTATACTTTCTGGGGAGAGCAAAAGCCCCAGGCGCGATACCGTGTCCAAACTCGCGAGAGCCTTGAAGGTTCCGCCCGAGTGGCTGCTCTTCGGAGGTGGTGCGCTGAGCAACGTCAGCCCCACTTTGCAGCCACATAGGGAAGCGAGGAAGTATCCCTTGATTAGTTGGATAGCAGCGGGACAGTGGGCTGAATCTGCCGATAACTTCATGCCTGGCGATGCCGAGGAATTCATCGAATCGGACGAGAAGGCGGGCGATAGAGGCTATTGGCTAGAGGTTAAGGGCCTTTCTATGGTTTCCCCAGGGGATGGCGCGAGCTTCCCCCCGAAGATGCGCATTCTGGTTCAGCCTGAAGGCTTTGATCTGGTCAGTGGCAAGTTTTACGTAGCCAGGCTGGGCGCAACAGGTGAAACCACATTTAAGCGCTACGTGAGGGATAGTGGTGTCGAGTACCTGGAGCCGCTTAACCCCTCCTTTAAGACAATTGAGATCACGAGCGATGTCCAAATCATCGGACGCGTCATCGACGCCAAGCTAGCGAAGTCCGTCTTCTAATATCACCGCGATATCAAAAGCCCGCCTCTGAGCGGGCTTTTTTGTGCCCCAGATTCCCCGCCTGAACCCATCCGACGAATGGCCGCTTCGCTTGTTTCCATGCAAGCGACAGATCACTGACGCCACTACGTATGACCTACCGCATAAATTAATGCGAAAACGTATTGACCGATCCAATACGTTTCCGTATTGTTCACCCCATCGAAGCGAGACACGCTTCAGGGCCTCGAAACGGGCCTCGGGTGAATCCCCGGAAACTCTTTACACAATTTGCCGCAACACAAACCGCATTGCCTCGACGGCGACCGGCGCACTGGAAAAGCCATTGAGGGGCTGGAACAGGCGAGGTGCTGACCTAACCGAGCGAATGACCCGAACGGGCAATGCGTAGAAACAGAATTAGCGCTCCGAGCCTCGGCTATGAGGAGCGCCGGACCTCATGCGGTGTGCCTACTTAACCGGGCGCCAGGGGCTGTACACCGCATGTTGTATTGACCGATGACCACGCCGCAACGCTGATCGAGCGGCGTGAACAGGAAGCCCCGATGCCAACCCACTGACGACTCACTACCTGCAATCAGCAGCGGGCACGGAGCGCACGAGACGAGCGAGAGAGTTTCCTTACGACCCTTGGCAACAGGGGTCGGCGGGAAATCACCCCGGAGGAAGCCCCATGTACAGAACACTGAACGCCACGCTCGGCTTCCTTGCCGGGCTGCTGATCGCTTTCGCCATAGCCGCCGTGATGAACGGTGGACTGTAGATCGAACTACCGAGAATTCCTTAGCAGTTCAAGGAGGCACTTATGAAGCCCACCAAGCAACCCGCGCCACCCCGCCCCGCCCTATCGCTAGTACCCAAGGACAGGGGCACAGAGCAGTTCCCGTATGGAAGGCAGGCGGTAGGCCAGCGCGCCGATCTGCCTTTCACGGTAGGCCGCTGATATGCCCACCACAGCAGAGTTTTTGATTATGGCAGCCGCTCTATTAGCCACCCTGGCTTATGACATGTGGCTGGAGAGGCAGAACAAACTGAATCCACCAAAAGGAAATGATAATGCTGAATATCAATGAAGATGACCTGAAAGCCGCAATCGT